CGCTCGCCCGGATCGGCGAGGTCGCCGAGCTCGCGCTGCGCAGCGTCGAGGCGGCGCGCGCCGCCGCCGAGCTGCGCGCCGAGATCATCGTCAACGTCGAGCCGACGCCGGTGCAGGTCGACGCGCCGATCGTGAACGTGGACGCCGCGCCCGTCGAGGTCGTCGTCAACGTGCCCGAGACGGCGCCGCCCGTCGTCAACGTGCTGCCCGCGACGCCCGGCGTGCGCGAGCTCGTCATCACCCGAGACCAGACCGGCCGCCTGACGGGCGGCACGCTGACCGAGCAGGACTAGCCCGTGGCCTACGAATCCGCCACCGTCGATCCGGGCGCAAGCCCGACCCTCCCCGTCGCCGCCGACCTCGTCGACGGCCGCTACGTGCAGGCCGTCAAGCTCGACCTGGGCGGCGACGGCGCGAGCGTGCCCGTCGTCGGATCGCTGCCGGTCGCACTGGAGGAGGCCAAGGCGCGCGACACCGCGGCCGGCTCGAGCGATCCCGGCATCGTCCTGCTGGCAGTCCGCAATGACACCGTCGGCTCGCTCGTCTCCGCGAACGGCAACTACAGCCCCCTGCAGGTCGGGCCGAACGGGCGCCTTCGCGTGCTGCCCGCGAGCGAGTACAAGGTCGTGGCGACCGGCAACCTGACCGCGGCCGCGCAGAGCATCGCCGGCAACGTGTCCGAGTACGGCACCGCGCTGCTCAGCGTGAGCGGCGCCTACACCACGGCCGTGCTGGTCTTCGAGGGCTTCGACGGCGCCAACTGGGTCGCGATCCAGGCGGTGCGGACGGACTCGACCGTCGTTGAGACGGGCGCGACGCTGACCAGCACGACGCGCGCCTGGGAGACGAGCTGCCACAGCTTCGAGCAGGTGCGCGTGCGCTGCTCCTCGATCGCGAGCGGCACGGTCGCGGTCAGGATCACGGGCAGCAGCACCGCGATCGAGCCGGTGCCCGCAGCGCAGGTACCCGCGCCGATCGAGAAGACGGCGAGCCTGACCGCCAACGGGCAGAGCGTCGCGCTGCCGCTCGGCGGTCAGGGCGGCTGCGTCGTGCAGCTGACCGGGCCGTTCGTCGCGACCGTCCAGCTCGAAGGGTCGGCCGACGGCACGAACTACCAGAACCTGACCGGGCTGCCGATCGGCGCCGGCACCACGCCGATCAACACGATGACGGTGCCCGGGATCACCTCGCTGTCGTGCTCCGGCCTGACGCACGTCCGCGCGCGCGTGACGGCGTTCACGTCGGGCACGATCGTGGTCACGCTGCGCGCCGCGCCCGCGCCGATCGCCATGCTCGTGGCGGGCGGCCAGCTCGACCGCCTGATAGCCGGCACGAGCGCGTCGTCGATCGGGAAGGCCGAGGACAACGTCGCCGCGTCCGGCGACACGGGCGTGATGATCCTCGGCGTTCGCCGCGACACCGTCAGCGTCGCCCCGACCTCGGCGACCGGCGACTACTCCGAGATCGCCGTCAACGCCTCGGGATTCGTCGGCGTGACGTCGATCGCGAGCGGCCAGTCGACCGGCTGGACGCGCACCCGGCTGGTCTGCGCCGGCACGAACAACGCCACGAACGTGAAGGCCTCCGCGGGCAACCTCGCTCGCGTCGTGATCGCCAACAAGGCCGCGAGCGCCCGCTACGTCAAGTGGTACGACAAGGCGACCGCGCCGACCGTCGGCACGGACGTGCCCGTGCTCACGATCCCGGTGGCCGCCGGCGCGCTCCTCGTCGTCACCTTCGACCTGATCCCGTGGACGTTCACGACCGGCATCGGCTTCGGGATCGTGACCGGCTTCGACGACAGCGACAACGTCGCGCCGACCGCGGGCGACGTGATCCTCAACTACGTCTGGATCTGACCGATGGGCCGCTTCACCGTCACCATCCGCGGCGCCGAGCGCGCCGAGCGCGTCGAGGCGAGCCCCGACGGCGACGACGTCACGATCGCCGAGGACGTCTACGACGTCGCGATCGAGGACCGCGCCGACGGCGAGGTCGTCGGCACCTACCTGCGCCTGATCCGCGTCCCCGCGGGCGCCGACGAGGCCGCGCTCGTCGCCGCGATCCGCGCCGAGGCCGACGCCATCCTCGCCCTGCTCGAGCCGCCCCTGCCCGACGCGCCCGCGCCGCCGCCCGACTTCGCCGTCCCCGTCGGCGAGACGATCACCCTCTAGCCCGCGATGCTGCTGCTGCTCCGCTACCGCGCCGCCGCGCCGGCGCCGCCGCCCGCCGCGTCGGCGTACGCGCAGGCCGGCGTCGCGTTCCCGCCCACCGCCGCCGTCGTCGACCTCGACGACGACGAGCTCGCCGCCCTCCTCGCCCTCCTCCTCACCTAGCCCCGAGGCCCCCATGGACGATCACCTCACGCCCGCCGACGAGCGGGAGATCCGCCGTGCCGTCGCCGAGCTGCGCACCGTCGAGCTGCGCCGCTCCACCCTCACGCCGCCGCTGATGCAGCTGCGCGACGCGCACGACGGCGGCGCCGGCGCCGACTCTTACACCTTCGAGGGCTTCGCCAGCGTCACCGGCCAGCCCTACGACCTCTACCGCGGCAAGACGTGGGTCTGGCGCGAGGTCGTGCAGGTCGGCGCCTTCGACGCCGTGCTCGGCTCCGACAGCCTCGACGTGGTCTTCAACTGGGACCACGACAACGTCTACACGATGGCGCGCTCGACGATCCGCAGCGGCCCCGGCCAGCTCGACCTGAGCGAGGTCAAGACGGGCAGCGTCACCGGGCTGCGCACCTGGGCGCGCCTGCCCAAGGACGACCTCGACGTGCAGCGCCTCGCACCGAAGATGCGCATGGGCCTCGTCGACCAGATGAGCTTCAAGTTCCGGATCGGCTCGATGCGTACCGAGGTGCGCGTCGAGGACGACGTCGAGATCGAGACCGACATCATCGAGAGCGTCAGCGAGCTGCTCGACGTGTGCGTCTGCGCCCAGGGCGCGAACCCCGCCACCTCGAGCGCGCTGCGCTCCCTCTCCGACGGCCTGCGCCGCGCCGGTATCGACCCGGCGGCCGCGACCGTCCTGCCCCGCCGCGCCAGCATCGACCTGGCGGCCGAGGCGACCACGGCCGACCCGCCGGCCACCCCCGCCGCGCCCGACCCGAGGGCGCGGCTGCGCGCGCAGGCGCAGGCCGCGCACGCCCACCTGACCATGGCCAAGAGGAGCATCTGACCCATGACGATCGAGCAGCTCACCCAGCTGTACCAGGAGGCGCGCGATCGGCGCGCCGCCGCGGAGGAGCGCGTCAAGGCCGCGATCCGCGCCGCCAACGAGGCGTCGGAGGACGCCGACGGCGAGGCGCTCGCCGCCGAGCTCGTCGCCGCGACCGAGGCGCACGACGACGCCGCCGCCGAGGAGGGCCGCTGCGCGCGCAACCTCGAGGCGCGCAAGAAGGCCGACGAGATCGTCGGGCGCGCCGCGTCCGCCGGGATCGTGCTCGCGCCGGCCGGCAGCGTCCAGTCCGGCCGCGAGGAGCGCACCTACCGCTCCTTCGGCGAGTACGCGCGCGACGCCTACGCGGCGTCGATGCTCGGCGACGGGCGCGCGGGCGAGCGCGTCGAGCGCGCCCGCCGCGAGGCGCTCGCGGAGTACCGCGCCCGCACCGGGCGCGGCGTCGGCGTCGACCCGACGCAGCGCGACGTCGACACGACCAACTTCGCCGGCCTGACCGTCCCGCAGTACCTCACGGACGCGTACGCGCCGGCCGCGTCGTCGGGCCGCCCGGTCGCGAACATCTGCCGCAAGCACGACCTGCCCGCCAGCGGCATGACGGTGGAGATCAGCCGCGCCACGACCGCCACCGACGCCACGATCCAGGTCGCGCAGAACGACGTCGCCAACGAGACCGGCTTCGACGACACGCAGCTCTCGGTGCCCGTCCGCACGATCTCGGGCATGCAGGACGTCAGCCGCCAGGCCGTCGAGCGGTCGAGCGGCGCCGTCGACGTCGTCTGGGACGACCTCTTCCGCCGCTACGGCGCGCGGCTGAACAACCAGATCGTGAACGGGTCGGGCGCCTCCGGGCAGATCCTCGGCATCCGCTCCACGGTCGGGATCAACGCCGTCACGTACACGGACGCCACCCCGACGATGGCCGAGCTCCAGCTCAAGATGCTGGACGCGTCGCAGCAGATCGATGCGGCGCTGCTCGACCAGGCGGGCGAGGGGCCGTCCTTCGCGCTCATGGCGATCCGCCGCTGGGCGTGGATGCTCGGCCAGTCCGACACCGCTGGCCGGCCGCTCGTCACGCCGATGCAGGGCAACCCGCTGAACCAGTCGGGCGGCGTCAGCACGCTCGGCTTCGGCGGCCCCGTCGGGTGGATCCACCCGGGCCTGATCGTCGTGGCGGACGCCACGATCCCGCTCAACCTCGGCGCCGGCACCAACCAGGACCAGATCATCGTCACCAAGGCGAGCGAGCTGCACCTCTGGGAGGACCCGGCGGCGCCGTTCCGGCTCGCCTTCGAGCACCCCGAGGGCAGGCTCGCCGTGCGCGTGATCGTCTACGGCTTCGCCGCGTTCACCGCGGGCCGCTACCCCGCGGCCTCCTCGACGATCGACGGCACCGGCCTGATCGCGCCCACCTTCTAGGTGGAGCTCCCGCACCCCCGCCGCCGCGCGGCGGCGGGGGTGCTCCCGCACGCCCTGAACCCTCCCCGAAGGAGACGACCACGTGTCCATGACCCAGGCGCAGATCGACGCGCAGCTCGGCGCGCTCGGCCGCGAGCGCGCCAGCTACGACGCGCGCGGCCTCGCCGACCGCGTCGCGCAGGTCGACGAGGAGATCGCGCGCGTCAGCGCGATCGAGCCGGCGCCCGACCCCGTCAGCGAGACGCCCGCGGCGGACGGCGACGCGCAGCGCGATGCGCACCTCGCCGCGCTCAAGCGCGAGCGCGACGGCTACCTGAGGCGCGGCCTCAAGGACCGCGCCAAGCAGGTCGAGCAGCAGATCAAGCTGCTCACCCCCGCGCCGGCGCCCGCGCCCGACCCGGCGCCCGCACCGGACGCGCCGCCGAGCGGCGGCGGCGAGAGCGGCGGCGAGAGCGGCGGCGAGAGCGGCGGCGGCGCGTCGTGACCCTGACCGTCGAGCAGACCGCGGCGCAGATCGCCGCGCTTCGCCGCGAGCGCGCAAGCTACGTCGCGCGCGGCCTCGCCGAGCGCGTCGCCGAGGTCGACGCGCAGCTCGAGCTGCTCGGCGCCCCGACCGTCGACCCGGCGGCGGCGCGCCGCGGCGCCCTCACGCGCCTGCGCCGCGCCGCCGCCGCCGTGGAGCGCTGACCCGTGCCGCTCTGCACGACGGCCGACGTCAAGGCGCTCACCGGCCACTACGGAACCCAGGACGACGCGAAGATCGCCGACCTGATCCCGCGCGCGCAGGCCGCGATCGAGGGCTGGACGCAACGCCAGCTCGACGCCGTCGCGTCCGCCACCTACAGCTTCGCGGTCGACTCGCACCTCGTCGACCTCGCCCCGCGCGAGCTCCGCGTCGCAAGCAGCGTCACGCTCCACCCCGGCGACACGGACGCGCTCGTCGTCACCGCCGCCGACTACGACCTCGACCCGGTCGAGGGCGCCTACGGCTCGACCTCGGCCGCGCCTACCTACCTCTGGCTGCGGCTCGCCGCCGACGTCTCGATCGCGAGCAACCGGCTGTCCCGCTTCGGCCGCACCCGCATCAGCATCGCCGGCACGTGGGGCCTCGCCGCCGTCCCGGCCGACGTGACCCAGGCGTGCGCGCTGACCGTCGCCTCGTGGATCGACCGCGCGGTCGACGCGTACGCCCTCGAGGCGCAGCCCGAAGACCCGCGCGTCGCGATCCCCGGCACCTCGCGCGGCTACTCGATCCCCGAGGGCGCGCGGCGCCTGCTCGACCCGTTCCGCAGGCTCGGCGCATGACCGTGATCTCGTCCGCGCCCGCCGTCAAGGCGGCGATGCTCGCGCGCTTCCAGGCCGACGCCCTGATCGGCGGCGCCGGGGTGCTCGTCACGCGCGGCCACCCCTACCCGATCAGGCCCGGCCAGGAGATCGTCAGCATCGGCGCGTCCCGCGCGCAGAGCAGGATCGGCGACCGCTTCGCGGGCGGCCAGTCGCCGCGCGCGCTCGGCCGCGACGCGCGCGAGGAGCGCTACACCGTCCCGCTGACCGTCAGCGTCGTGCGCCACGAGAGCGACGACTACGCCGCGATGGAAGACCGCGCGTACGCGATCGCCGACGCGCTCGACGCCTCGCTGCGCGCCTGGCGGTACACGACGCCGAGCGCCTTCGACGGCCTCTGCCGCTACGCGATCGTCGTCAGCGTGGAGGACGGCGAGGCGCTCGAGCAGGGCAAGGGCCGCGAGGCGCTCGTCCTGATCGACGTCAACGTCGCCGCACCGATCGAACCGTCTACCTGACCCTGAGACCCGAGGACTGCTGACGATGGACACCATGGAGCTGCGCTACATCGGCCCGCTCGACGCCGTCGAGGTCGCGCTGCCGAGCGGGCTTCGCGCGGTCGTGCGGCGCGGCGACGTCGCGGCGTTCCCCGCCGCGCTCGCCGCGCGCCTGGCCGAGCAGACCGACACGTGGACCGACCCGGACGACGGCCGCGCGCCGCTCGACCCGGGCGCGCCCAGCCCCGACGACGATCCGGCGCCCGCGCCGGCCCCGGCGCCCGCCGACGCGGGCGCGACCGAGGACGACGAGACGCCGCCGAGCGGCGAGGAGGAGGAGACCCATGCCGGTCGGTAGCGGCATCGCCGCCCAGCTCGGGGCGGCCGAGGAGACCTACACGAACGAGGTGCAGACCCTGACGGGGGCGCCCTCGGCGACGTTCACGCTCAGCTACGACGGCGCGACGACGACGTCGCTGGCGACGAACGCGAGCGCCGGCGCGATCCAGGCCGCGCTGGAAGCGCTCCCGAACATCGGCACGGGCGGCGTGGTCTGCACGGGCGGCCCGCTGCCGAGCGCCGTGACGGTCACGTTCAGCGGCGCGAAGGTCTCCGGGCGCGACGTCTCGACGCTCGTCGTGCAGAGCGGCATCACGGGACTGACCGTCGCCACGCCGACGCCGGGCAAGGGCTACGGCGACCTGACCACGCCGTCGCGCTTCTGGGAGATCGACGCCGAGTCCCTCAAGCTCGACATCGACCAGCTGACGAGCTTCGCGATGCGCGCCGGCAGCTACTACCAGCGCGCCGACCGGCGCCGGCAGGGCCTCCGCCGCGCAGGCGGCGACATCGAGATGCCCGTCCTCGGCCGCGGCTTCGGCTTCTGGCTCAAGCAGATCTTCGGCAAGGCCGCCGTCATCACCACGCCCGCGGGCGGTACCACCTCGCGCGATCAGACGTTCACGTTCGGCGACGGCTGGCAGATCGGCACCACGATCCAGGTGGGCCGGCCCGACATCCAGTCGGACGCGGCCAACGTCAACCCGTACACCTACCGCGGCTGCAAGGTCGTCGACGCCGAGTTCAAGCTCGCGGTCGGCGAGTGGCTGACGGTGAAGCTCGGGATCGACGCGCGCGACGAGGAGCAGAGCACCGCGCTGGCCGCCGCCTCCTACGTGGTGACGGGAACCAAGGTGCTCGACTGGCAGGGCTCGGCGTTCCGGATCGGCGGCGCGCTCGTCGAGGGCATCGACACGGTCACGCTCAAGATCACGCGGAAGGTCAAGGACGACCGCTACCAGCACGGCTCGACGCTCAAGCGCCAGCCGATCGTCAACGACGCCTTCGAGGTCGTCTTCGAGATCGAGGGCGAGTACCTCGACCCGGTGCTCTACAACCGCTACGCGTCGGAGCCGACGACGCTGCCGGGCGTCACCTGGGCGATCGACGGCGACGCGATCGAGGCGATCACCGGCGGCACGGCGTACTTCGGGCTGCTCTGGACGGCGCCCGCGGTCGTCACGACCGGCGAGACGCCGAACGCCGACGGCCCCGACGTGCTCGGCCAGAAGCTCGCGATGACGGCCGTCTGGGACGGCACCAACGAGCTGCTGACCGGGCGCTACCGCAGCACGGACACGACCTCGTAGATGGCGCAGACGGTGGCCGTGGAGGGCCTGCACGAGTTCGTGCGGGCCGTCTCGCGGGTCGACAAGGAGGCGGTGCGCGCGCTGCGCAAGGAGCTGCGCACCGGGATCGGCGGCGCGGTCGTGCGCGAGGTCAAGGCGAGCGTCGAGGCGGTCGGTCTCGTCGGCAAGGCCGCGAAGCCCGGCTACCGGCCCGGCGGGCTGCGCGCCTCGATCCGCCCGGCGGTGCGCGGCTCCACGCTGCTCGTGCGCAGCTCGCCGCCGCTGCGCCCGGGGCGACGTAGCCCGATGGGCTACGCCGCCATCTACGAGTACGGCGGCCGCGGCGGCGGCGAGGGCGTCGGGCCGCGCGCCTTCATGGAGCCGGTCGCGCGCGACTGGCAGGAGTCCGGCCGCGCCGAAGAGGCGTTCGCCGGCTTCCTCGACTGGATCGAAAGGACGTACGGCGCATGACCAAGCAGACCCCCTCCCCGGCGTTCGTGCTGCGCTTCACGATCGACGGGCAGCGCCTCGCGCTGCCGATCCTCGCCCAGGTCGGCGCCGGCCTGACGCCGCGCGAGCACGGCACGATCCGCCGCGCCACCGGGCTGAGCGGCGCCGAGGAGATCATCCGGCGCGTCGTCGCCGAAGACCTCGAGGTGCTCGCGGTGCTCGCGAGCATCGCCGCCGAGCGGGCCGGTCAGGCGCTCGACCTCGACGCGCTGCTCAGCGGCAAGGTCGGCTTCACCTACGACGCCGAGGTGCCCGGCGGCCCCCCGGACGGGGCCGAGGCAAGCGCGGCAGCGCCGGCCCGCGAGGCCTCGGCTACCTCGACGATCCCCGCGGCTTCTGGGACCCCGTCTTGAGCCGCGACTACGGCATCCAGCCCTGGCAGATGCGCGACCTCACGATCGACGAATACGACGCGATCGGGCGCGACCTCGCGCGCCGCGCGCGCGCCGTGAAGGAGGCGAAGCGTGGCCGGTAGCCGCGTCGTCGAGCTCCGCTTCCTCAGCGACGTCGGCGGCCTTCAGAAGGGGTTCCGGCAGGCCGGCAAGGACGGCGAGACCTTCGGCCGCCGGCTCAGCGGCAAGGTCGGCGGCGGCCTCAAGGCGCTCGGCATCGGCGCGCTCGGCGCCGGCGCGGCGCTCGCCGGCGGTCTCGTCGTCGGGCTCAAGGCGAGCGTCGAGGCGGCGCTCGAGAGCGAGGAGTCCCAGGCCCGCGTCGACGCCGCGCTCAAGAAGGTGGGCGCGACGTCGGAGGCGTTCAAGGGCAAGGTCGACTCGGTCATCTCGTCGCTGTCGGACATGGGCGCGCTCGACGACGAGGACCTCGCAAACGCGTTCGCCGACATGACGCGCACCACCGGCAACGCGCAGGCCTCGCTGAAGAACATGAGCGTCGTCGCCGACCTCGCGCGCGCCAAGAACATCAGCCTGGCGGCCGCCGCCAAGATCGTCGGGAAGGTTCAGAACGGCAACGTCGGCGTGCTCAAGAAGTACGGGATCGAGCTCAAGAAGGGCGCCACCGCGCAGCAGGGCCTGGCGGCGCTGCAACACAAGTTCGGCGGGGCGGCCAAGGCGTACGGCGAGACGACCAAGGGCTCGATCGAGCGCGCGTCGATCGCGTTCGGGAACCTCAAGGAGTCGATCGGCACCCAGCTGCTCCCCGTGATCGCGCAAGGCGCGCAGAAGCTGTCGCAGCTGCTCAACCAGTACGGCCCCGTGATCGCGCAGAAGCTCGGCGTGGCCGTCGCCTGGGTGAAGACCAACTGGCCCGAGATCAAGGCGACGATCGAGCGCGTCATGCAGGCGCTGCGCCCGATCATCGAGCCGATCTTGCAGAACGTCGCGCAGGTCTTCCACCTGATCGGAGCGCTGATCCACGGCGACTGGTCGGGCGTCTGGTCGCGCCTCAAGGCGATCGTCACGAACGATCTGCACGCCATCGGGGCGTACATCCGCGCGCTCGCGCCGCTGATCGGGCAGGCCGCGCAGCGCCTCGGCCGCTTCCTGCTCGACCAGGCGAAGGCCGAGATCAGGAAGCTGCCGGGCCAGGCCCGCGCGGCGCTCCAAGCGCTCTGGTCGGCCGTCAAGCAGTACGCGCCCCAGGTCGGCGCGGCGGCGCTCGACCTCGGCAAGCAGCTCTGGTCGAAGGCCAAGCAGGAGGGGTCGAAGCTCGCCAGCAAGGTCGGCGAGGAGGTCGGCAAGCTGCCCGGCAAGATCAAGAGCTTCGGCGAGGACGTCGGCGCCGAGGCGCTCAGCCTCGGCAGCACGATCTTCAACAAGGTGCTCGAAGGGCTGGCGGGCCTGCCCGGCAAGATCCTCGAGCTGGTCAAGAGCGCGATCCGCGGCGGTGCGGCGCTCTTCAACGACGCGCAGGTGCCGCAGTTCTCGGGAACGCTGAGCACGCCCAGCTTCACGATCCCGAACCCGCTGCCGATCGGCGGCGACTTCCATGTCCCGTCCTACTCGCACACGTTCAGCATCGGCCCCTACGACCTGCCCGACATTCCGCTGCCGTTCAGGGACGGCGGGATCGTGCGGGCGCGGCCCGGCGGCACGCTCGGGCGGCTCGCCGAGGCGGGCGACGACGAGGCCGTGATCCCGCTCAACCGGCGCGGGCTGCGCCGCGCCGGGCTCGGCGGCGACACGGTCGTGATCCATCAGCACATCGCCGGCAGCGTCGTGACCGAGCGCCAGCTCTTCGACGGCTTCATCCGCTACGTCGAGCGCTCCTCCCGCCGCGACCGCGCCGTGCTCCCCGTCGGCAGCGTCCGCCTCCGATGACCGCCCCCACCTTCGCGGTCGCCGTCACGCTCACCGCGCCCGGCGGCTCCCCGCGCACCGTCACGGGCGATCTCGTCGAGTGGAGCACGATCGGGCCGGAGCGATCGTCCGCCCTCGAATCGCTCTCCCTCCCGTCGGCCACGATCGTGCTCGACAACACGCTCGGCGCCTACGATCCCGTGCTCGTCGCCGACACCCGGCCCGGCGCTGCGATGACGATCAGCGTGGACACGGGCGACACCGTCTTCGGCGGCATCGTCACCCGCGCGACGCTCGGCGTCGGGCCGGGCCAAGAGAGCGTCGTCCAGGTCGACGCGTCCCAGCCGTCCGTGCGCGACACGGTCGCGCTCGACGGCGCCTTCCCCCTGACCACGATCGCCGATCTCTTCGTCCGCGCCGGCGACGTCTTCTTCAACGCCGTCTACGACGACAACGAGCCGCAGGTCGGCGGCGGCACCGTCGATCCCGGGACGTCCTTCTGGTCGATCGCGACGGACATCGTCGAGGCGCTCGGCGCGACCGTCTACTACAACCCGGACACGCTCGGCTGGGTCTACGTCTCGCGCTCGCGCCGCAGCGGCGACGCGTACGCGTCGTGGGCCGCGACCGTCGGCGACGGCCCCGTCACGACCGAGGAGACCGACTACCAGGCTCCGCTCGAGATCGAGACCAGCGACGATCTCGTCTTCAACGTGGTCACGGTCGAGCCGTCCCTCGGCGTGACGACGATCCCGGCGACGATGACGACGCCTGCGAGCGTCGCGACGTACGGCCCGAGAGCGCTCTCCCGGCAGGCGCCGCTCAACGCGCTGGCGCTCGTCGACGTCGCTATCGAGCTCGGGCGGCGCTACTCCGCCGCGTACACCTACCCGCCCGAGATCACCGTCCCGCACGCCGAGATGCTGCCCGTGGCGGATCTGCTGCCGCTGCTGCGCGCGACCTACCCGCACTACGGCCTCGTCCGGGTCATCTACCGCCCCCCGTACGCCTCGGCGTCGCCGCGCACCGCCTTCTTCTTCGTCGACGGGCGCCGCCTCAGCGGTGAGGCGGACGGGTCGATCGAGATGACCCTCCGGCTCTCGCCGACCATCCGCGACGGCGACGCGCTCTTCAACGACGTGGCCGCGTTCGGCGGGTACGACATCGGCCGCTACACCTAGGAGTCCGCCCCGATGACTTGGACATTCCCCGTCAGCGGCGGGCCGATCCCCGCTGCCAACGAGCGGATCCTGTACGACCACCACTACCTCCGCAACGGCTCGGGCTTCAAGCTCGCCCCGGGCGCGCCGAACACGGACTGGCTCGACTACGACTGGGCCGAGCCGGTCTGCTTCTCGACGGTCGACGCGGGCGGGAACGGCCAGGTCCAGATGCGGATCGTCGCGGCGATCAACGTCACCGCGGTCGGCACCGGCGTGACGTCCTTCAACCTCCGCACCCAGGCGTGGGTGCAGGCCGCGCTCAGCAACACGGGCGTGATCGGGACGAACATCCCGCTCTTCACGCCGTCCGCGCTCGCGGGCGCGCTGACGACGGGCTGGAAGCAGTTCGACTCGAACTGGCTGCCCCTCGCCTCGCTCGCCACGAACGTGGCCGGGTGGGGCTGGACGATCCTGCGGCCGCGCTACCGCTGGGACCACAACGGCAGCGTGGCGCCGACCGTCGCCAACGCCAGCGTCACGCTGCTCATGAGGATCGCGTGACGACCGACGGCGTCGCCGCGCTGCTCAGCCGGCTCGACCGCATGGACGAGGAACGCCGGGAGGCGCGAGTGGAGAACGCGCGCGCGCTCAAGGAGCTGCGCGACGAGCTCCGCGAGCTGCGCGAGACGATGGACGGTCGCCTCACCGCGCTCGAGCTGGCGCGCGCCGAGGACGCGGGCGAGCGGCGCGGCAGGTCCGGCGTGCGGCGTCTGATCGTGACCGCGGCCGGCGTCGCCGCCGCCGTCAGCGGCGCCGTCTGGGGCCTGATCGATCACCTGTAGACCAACCCCCGAAGGAGGACGACCGATGCGAACCCCGAACCTGACCCAGGCCCAGTGGAGCAGCGCGCTGGCCGCGCTCGTCGCGATCATCGCGGCCGTGCAGGGCGCGGACGAGCGGCTGCAGGTCCCGCTGCTCGTCGTGATCGGCGCCGTCGCCGTCGCGCTGATCGTGTCCGACGCGGTGATCCGGCACGGCCGCAGCAGGATCGAGGCGGCGCGCGTCTCGTCGGCGCCGGCGCTGCCGCCCGACGCGCTCGACGCCGCGATCGTCGAGACCGTCAAGCTGGCCGCCGACGCGCGCCTGGCCGACGGCGACGACAGCGCGCACGCGCCGCAGGCAGGCTAGCCGTGGCGCGCCTGCACAAGCCCGAGATCAAGACGCCGACGCTGCCGCTGCCGCCGATCCCGGACGGCATCATCGGCCTCGGCGAGCGGTCGCGCTGGGCGCGGATCGCGAAGATCGCGCTGCACCGCGCGCTCGGCCCGGACGCGACGTGCGACAGCTCGGCCCGCTTCGGCCGCCGCGCCGAGGCCGACGCGCGCCTCTTCCAGCGCCTGACGCGCGGGCTCGAGGTCGACGGCGTCGTCGGCCCGAAGACGTGGGCGGCGCTCGGCCGGTGGATCGGCGACAACGCGCGCCGCTACCTCGACCCGCACACGCCCGACACGCCGCGCGACCTCGTCGTCGAGGAGGCGCTCTGGTGGGTCCGCCACGCGGCGCTCTGCACCTACCGGCAGCGCCGCCCGATGGACCCGCTCAAGCACGTGCCGCGCGAGGGCGACTGCTCGGAGTCCGCGACGCTCTGCTACCGCTGGGCGAGCATGGCCGACCCGAACGGGCGCGGCTACGACGGCTACGGCTACACCGGCACGCTGATCGAGCACGGCCGCCGCATCCCCTGGCAGGCGGCGCGGCCGGGCGACCTCGTCTTCTACGGCAGGGGCGGCTGGCCGTCGCACGTCGCCGTCGTGATCGACGGCGGCGAGGTCATGAGCTTCGGCTCGACCCCGCCGCGGATCTGGCCGACGATCGCCTACCGCTCCGACGTCCTCTACGCGCACTCCTACCTGCCGTGACCGACGCCGCCGACCTACGCCTCGCGCGGCTCACCGTGCAGGTCGGCACCCTCGAGGCGCGCATCGCCGAGCTGCGCCGAGCGCTCGACGGGGAGCGCGCCGACCACGCCCGCGCTCGGCGTCAGCTCGGCGCGCTCGCCGGCCTGTTGCGCGGCGCCCTCGACCGTGGCGTGCTCGGCGGCGAGTACGCCGGCCTGGCGCGCCGCCAGCTCGTCCTGCTCGACGACGACCGCGCCGAGCGTGAGGGGCGCCACACCGCGACACTTGTCCCGGCCCGAACGGTGAGCGGCGACCCTTCCCCTCTGCTCTGAGCGCGGGCTACGCTCGCCCGCCGATCCCAGGAGACGGAATGAGCTGGGACACCCTCACGGCAGAGCTGCGCTGGCATGCGGCGATCATCGCCCGTCAAACACGCGAGCTAGAGCGTCTACGGCACGAGATTGAGCGTGGACGCCCTCCCGCAAGGCCTCCAGCGCGGCCAACGCTGCTGGAGGTGGCGAGTCCTCCCGCGCACCAGGATGTCCGTTCAGCTCGTCAAGACTGACGTGCAGCACCCGCGCCATCTCGACGACGCGGTGCCAAGGCGGGTCAACCTCGCCGAGCTCGTAGGCCGCGACGGTGCGCTCGGGAATCCCCGTCCGCTGAGCCACCTGACGCCGCGTCAACCCGCGTTCCTCGCGGGCTACACGTAGCGCATCTCCGATCGGCGGCGGCGGCATCAGGGCGGTATCACGCATGATGCTGCTTGACAGCGGCAGGATGCAGCATCTAGCGTGTGTTATGCAGGATGACGCATGTACCGCTTCCCATCCGCTCGGCGCGCGTCGCGCGCGGGATGACGCAGGCCGCGCTCGCGGCCGCGTGCGGCATCCCGCTGCGCACCCTCGCGGCGTACGAGCGCGGCCACCTCGAGCCGCCCGTCTCGCGCGCCCGCGCCATCGCGTGCGCGCTCGGGACGACGCTCGACGGCCTCTTCGGCGAAGACGAGGCCGCGGCATGACCGCGTCGCCGTTCGTCGTGCTGCGCGC